TACAAAGCTATCAGAGGACAGCAAACGCCTGTATGATACACAGACTATCCCTGATGTATTACGTGGAATTCAGCAGCAAGTAAAGGTAGAGCGCGACTCTCGCATTGACCGCAACAGTCTAGCTACGCTTCCACCAATTATGCACCCTGTAGGTAACGCACCTAAAGACTGGGGACCCGGTAGATATATACCATACCGACGCAAGGGCGAGTTTGAGTTTGGTCCTACCCCAAACTTCAATCAAGGTTCTTTAGAAATGGAAAAAACTATGGAGCGACAAGCCAACGCATTGGTAGGGTTAGATTACGAAGACCCCATGAGCCAGATGCGTAGGCAGTTCCTAGTAGACAAGTTCCTAGCTCACTGCGCTGATGTTTTAAAGCTAGCGTATCGCTGCTTCCAAAGGTTTGGTCCAGACAGCATTTTCTTTAGAGTTACAGGTAGTCCAGACCCTCAAGTCTTCGACAAGGGTGATCCAGACGAAAACTTCGACATCTTGATTGACTACGATGTGTTAAACTCTGACCCAGAAGCTCAAGAAAATAAACTAAACCAGTTAGTTTCGCTAACACAGTTAGACGTAAACGGCAGGATTAGCATTGATCGTCTGCTTGAGGTAGCCGCTAGCAGTATTGACCCAACCCTTGCGGATGCAGTGTTGCAACCAGCAGAGGAAGCACAGGAGCAAATTGTTAAGCAAGTTACAGATGACTTGACAAAAATCTTTGCAGGCATTGAAATGCCAGCTCGTCCAAATGGTGGTCAGATTGCATTGCAAGTTATCGAGCAATATGCGTCTCAGCCAGATGTAGCGCAAAGAATAGAACAAGATGAATCATTCCGAGCTAGAATGGAGAAATACCAGGGTCAGTATGTGTTTGCTATGCAGCAAATGGAGAATGCTCAGATTGGCAGGATTGGCACAGACCCCGCTCAAATGGGTAATGTGGATACTCAAAGCATTTAGCATTTGTTTATTATTCTTAAACTATAGCGCAATGGCAGACAATAAAACACCGACTGAGTTTGCAAATCGTAGAGTCCAAGAGCAACGCTCGCAGAACTACTTTGATATGTTATCCTTGAACGAGGGCAATAAGTCAAGGGTTTACGAAGACAGTAAGGGCAATCGCACAATAGGCATTGGATTTAATCTTGAGGATGCGGGTAATCGTAGCTTCTTAGAGCAACAAGGCATTGATATAAACGAATTGTTTGCGGGTAGAGAGCTATCGGACAGGGAAACAAAAACTCTTTATAACCACAGCCTGACCCAAGCATTTAATGATGCACAGCAGTATGATCCTGGCTTTGCCCAAAGACCTGAAGCGGTTAAGATGACGCTTGTTGACATGGCATTTAACTTGGGTTTAACTAAACTTAACAAGTTTGAAAAGATGAAGGAAGGTTTAATGAACAACGACTATCAGACTGCCGCAGACGAAATGGTTGATAGCCTTTGGTATAACCAAGTTCAGTCTCGTGGACCAAGAATGGTTAGCGTAATGCGTTCTGCGGCTAGATAATTTATGGAAGAAGATATTCAAACCCTCGCTAACTACGAAGCCTTTGCTCGCTTTATTTATTCTATTGAAGCAGCGCGTGAAGAAGTTATTGCCGACATGGCAAACTCATCTACGGAAGTAATACAGCAATTGAGTGGCCGTATTCTAGCCTATGATGACATCCTAAAGATGGTAAACTGGGACGATCTTCGTGTTCGTCATAGCCAGCAACTTGCATAGGATGTTACAATGAATTTATCGCAATCATCCAGCGTATACGGATGGACGAATTATGACTAAAGATCACTCAAGCGACATCGCCGAGTCGTTAACAAACCCGGTGGCAACAAACATATCAGTGTCCGAGCTTGCCGCTCGACGCTTAGGTGCTAGCCAAGCATCCGAACCAACGGAGGAAGTCGAACAGACTGAAGAAGTTGTCGAGGAAGCGGAAGTTGCATCAGATGAATTGGAAGAAACAGAAGAAGTTGTAGAGGAATCAGGAGAGAGTTCTGAAACCGAAGCAGAGTCTGAAGTGCCTTCTGAAGACGTTCTTTCACAGATTGACCTCGATGAAATGTCGGAGGACGACCTTAGCGAGCTTGGTAAGAAGCTTGGCAGTAAAGCTGTTGAACGGTTCGGAAAACTAACCGCACAACGCAAAGCTGCTGAAGAAGAATTACACAAGCTACGTTCAAGCATGGAAGCAGATTCTGCTAATCCACTTAAAGGAAATCAGCAAATTAAAAATAATCCCTATGGTAACATTGATACCCTAGAAGGAATTAAAAATAAAGCTGACGAAATAAATGGGATTGTAGAGTGGGCTGAAGATGTATTGTTCAATGCTGATGGTTATGGTCCCGACGACATAGTAACTGAAATTGAAGGAAAAGAATTAACAAAGGCTGATATACGCAAGAGCTTGCTCAATGCACGTAAAAGCCGGGATAAGTTCCTTCCTGCTCAACTAAGTGTCCTTCAAGCCAAAGAGCAAGGCCAACAACTCAAAGGTGCTTTTGAACAAAAAGCTCAAGAGGAATTGTCCTGGCTAAAGGGTGAAGACAATGATACTCGTAAGCAATATGAGGCTATGATAAATGATCCACGCTTTGCCGAGCTAGAGGGTGCTATTGCACCTGAAATTTCAGCACAGCTACCATATATCATGGCTCACGCCGCTAACAGTTTATATGGACGCAAGCCAGTTACAGAATCCAAACAATCCGCTAGATTGAATCCACCAAAACAACCAACTGGTGCAGGTGCTCAATCAGAACGGAAGGTAGATTCTAGGGTCAAGAAAGTAAACGAATATAAAAATCAATTCAGTAAAACAGGCAGCAAGAGTGATTTTGTAACTCTCAGAACCCTACAATTACAAAACCGATAAATTAATATACAATGTCATTCTCAAATACATTTGATACTACAAATACAGGGTCGGCTGTTTCTAACCGCGAAGACTTGACTGATGTCTTGACTATCCTCGCTCCAGAAGAAACTCCAATCCTCTCGTCCGCCGATAAGAAAAAAGCTTCCTCAACATTCGTTGAATGGACAGTTGACAGTCTTGCGGCTCCTAGCACTTCTGGTATTTCCGAAGGTGCTGATGTCACAGCTTTCACTGACCAGTTCGCTGGCCGTGCAAAGCTTGGTAACCGCGTTCAAAAGTTCCGCCGTGACTACATGGTATCCGACATGCAAGAAGCTGTCGATTCCGTAGGTCCTGCTAAGATTGCTCAAGCTGAAGCTAAAGCTATCCGTGAACTAAAGCGCGACATTGAAGCAACTCTTGCTTCTGCTAACACTCAAGCTACTGAAAACGGTGCTGGCACAGCCAACGCTCTCGGTGGTCTTGGTGATTGGATCCAAAATGCTGCTGGTTCTGCTAATGTTCCTGCTGCGTTCCAAACACCTGCTGCAAGTGTTGTTGATGCTGGTGCTACCTTTAGCGAAAGCGAGTTCAACGGCCTAATCACTTCTATCTTCGGAGTTACTGGTTCAACCAATAATCTTATGCTTATTGCTGACACCACTCTTCGTTCAGACATCAGTGACTTCGCTCGCACAACTGCTTCTGCTACAGACAATGTTCGCTCTGTAAACTACGACGGTAACAGCGGTGAAATCAAACTATCCGTTGATCTCTATCAAAGCGATCACGGTATTGTATCCATCGTTAACGGTAACCCAGACTGTATGCCAACTCAAGCTGGCACAGCAGGTATGATGGGCTACTTGGTTAACCCCGAGTACTATGGTGTCCACGAACTCATCCCAATGGGAAGCACACGTCTTCCTAATCTTGGTGGTGGCGAGCGTGGTTTCGTTGATTGCGCTTTGACCCTCGGTGTATACCACCCTGGTGCTCACGGTAAGATCGTTGATCCTGCATAATTAAATACTGGTTGGGGGGCGCAAGCCCCCCTGCCTTTTTAATATGGATATTATCATTCCCAACATCAAGAAATACTCCGACGGAGAAATTGATCGAGCCTTCATGAAGGAGATCAAAACTGGTTTCAATCTGGAAAAACAGACTGAACAAAAGAGAGTTGCGCAAGCAACCAAAGAAGCAAAAGAACTAAGAGGAAAGACCCACCCGGTATTAGGTAAGCCAGTTGCTACCATGCCTGCGAGAGAGTTCTTTCGTCTTACAAAGAAGTATGGTCAAGAGACTGTGCATTCTAAAGAATTTTTAAAATACTACAACAAGAAGTTTCCTGAACTAAGCCCTAACAAAATATAATGCAGGACAGAACATATAGCGATTTATTATTTCTTATACAATCTTTAGTTGGTGGGGGTAACCTAACGACAGAAGAGCAGGGATCAATAGATAGTTTTATTAACCGCAGGGCGCATGAAGCATTTCAAACTAGCCAAACGTGGCCTAGGTTTTTAGTAAGTTCAGAGGAAAGGGCATTAGCTCTTTATGAACTATCAGGTGCAACCTCTAGCACTAGCACAACTGTAAATGCACAATATAAATTTTTTGGTATTAACTCTGGAAGTTTTGAAGACGGGGGAGGATCAGCAACGGCTGATACAAATATTTATGTAAATACTTCTTTTGACCCCACAGTTGGTGGTGCATCAACTTACATTTATAAAAATTCTTCAAACGCTTGGGTCGTTTCGCTTATTAGTAATGCAACTGACACAAGGTCATCTGACGGAAAAATTAGTTTGTACGCAGCAGGAACCGTTCAATTTACCGAAGCGGATACTAATAAGAACGATACAGTAGAAGGTGTAACAACTTGGACACCAAGGGCAGGAAGCAACCTTCTTTCAGTAGAGGTAAAAAATACAATTCCTTACACTGAGAGTGGAATATTAACCAGTGAATCTGCAAAAACAACTATTGGAGAGTTCTTAAAAGTTTATCGCAAAAAAGCGTTTCTTAATGACTCAAGCCTAGAGTATGATTTCTTTGTAGATTCTAGCGGTGCTAATGTCCTCAATGTTGCAAATGCAACCGATAGCGCAGCTTTTGTTACTTATAAGAAACAACTACCTCAGTATACAATTACTAGCACTGATATACCTGGTGAATGGTTTTTCTTTATAGCTCACGGAGCGTATGCTGACTTCCTTCGCATGGAAGGAAAGGTTGAGCAGAGCATGGCAGAGGAAGATGTAGCTCAGAAGTATCTAGCACAAGAGCTAGAAAAAGTAGACAATATGTCTAACAATAATGTTTTTAGAAGGTTCTCAACTCATGGGACTAGACAATCAAGGTAAAATATAATTATGGCAAGTTCAAGAAATAACGCACTGGAGTTCAGCTCCGTAGGTTCTATAGTTATCAATGCAGCTGACGGTGCAACCGCCGGTTCTTTTGGTGCTATTCAGTTTCTGAAGGATTCAACTCTTTCAGGTCTGACAGCTACTAATGTTACTAATTCTGCCGATCTCCTAACAACTCTAGGAGCAGGTACAATTATATATGGTAACTTTACTAGCGTTACCATTAGCGGTGGCTTAGTGCAACTACACAAGGTCTAGTATGCACGTTAGCCTTGATTCAGCCCTGGGTCGCCAGCGTCGGCTGAACTCAGTGGGCGAAAGTGCCTTGCAGATTGCTCCTAGTGCTTCGGCGGCATACAGCCTCCGTAGTCTCACTGGCGGTGATCCCAGGGTTGTGCGTGTGCGTCGGGACACAAGTGGTGGCGCGGGAGATGATGATGAGCAAGACTTTACTGTTTCTGGTATATCTTCTGGTGCTTTAGTTAACTTTGTTGGTTCAGGCAATGATGGCTATGTAGATACTTGGTATGACCAGTCAGGTAACGGCAGAGATGCAATACAACAAACCGTTGGAAGCCAGCCTAAGATTGTTAACGATGGTTCTTTATTGGCTGATGGTCTGACATTTGATGGAAGTCAGTTATTAGCTATGCCTTCTAGTATTCTGTCTAATATAAATTCTGTTTCGTGTTTTCTTGTATGCAAAGGGAGAAGTGGATTTAATTACGCTACTGCATTGTCAATTTCTAACGCAGCGAACATAAAACTTTCCTTAGCAACCGATACATTTGGTTCATTTTACAATTCATACGGATCTTCGTTTACAAGCCTCGGCACTCCTGATGACGCAAAACATTTATTTTCCCTAGTAGTGGGGGATTCAGGTGCTGAATCATTCAAAGATAGTACTTTAAAGGGAACAATTGCTACTGCATCTGGCTATGTGCCGTCAGCGTTTATTGGATCCGACCCAAATCTGGGGACTTTCTGGACATCGCAGATTGATGAAGTAATTATCTATGACTCCAACCAAAGCGCAAATCGAGTAGCCCTTGAAACTAACATTCAAACCGCATATCCAACCCTACCATAATGCTTTATTTAATATACGCAAGCAAAGAAGCCGCCATTGAACGAGCCGACGAAGAAGGCAAGGAAATTGGCTATAGCTATTGGATCAATGGAATAGGCACACGTTGGCTTACCTACCCTGCTGAAACTGCTGATCATATGTGGGCATTGGACGTAACTGACTACGATCTAAACGAGTCCGAGGAATCATCGACAGTTGACCACTACGTACCCCTACCCCTACCCGACAAACACACCCCTACCCCTCCTAACGAAGACTAAATGCTATGCAAGATATTATCTACAGATCAACAATCGGAACAGGAGGCTTTATAGCTACCATTGAGCTATCTCCCGTGAACGAACTGCTTGGTTTCTGCGTGGGTCTATCGACCTTCATCTATATGGCTGCATCCGCCATCAAGGTAATCAAAGAACTACTAAAGAAATAATGACACCAGAACTACTAGCAATGCTTGGAGGAGGGATCAGTGGCTTCGTAATGAAGCTCATTGGCACACAGATGGAGAGTCAGGCTCGCCAGTTTGAGCGTATGATTACGTCCCAGCAAGCGGCAGATGCCTCAGCAGATGCAGCGGCTAAACGTGATGGTGGTGTATTAGTTCGTAGGTTCCTTGTTGTATCCACCGTCTTTGCCATTGTAATAGCCCCATTCGTCTTTGCGTGGACTGACGTAGGGGTAACCATAGGTAGGGAGACAAACGGCTTTCTAGGGCTATTCAAGGGTCTTAAATGGGACACTGTACAAGGATTCGTTATTTTACCAGAAATTAGGCAGACTGCCTTAGCTATCGTAGGCTTCTACTTTGGCTCATCACAAATTAAATGAATGAAGTTTTACAAATCATATCATCACTATGGCCTATCGGCATTGGCGTTATTACGCTCATCATCGTGCTAGCCAGGATGCACTACAACCTAGAAGCTCTAACGGAGAAAGTAAAAGTTCTGTTCGACTTCCACAACAAAAGAAACAAATAATATTATGCCACAAGGAAAAGGAACATACGGAAGTAAAGTAGGTCGTCCCTCTACAAAGGGGATGAAGGGAATGGGCAAACGAAAGAAGTGTAAGTAATGCCAAAGAAAGCAAAGAGTGGAGGTAAGATATGCCCGGAAGGTAAAGCCTGGGCTAGACGTACGTTTGACACGTATCCGTCTGCTTATGCCAATATGGCTGCATCCAAGTATTGTAAGAACCCTAACTATGCAAAGAAGTCTAAAGGTGGTAAACGCAAAGGAAAGTAATGGCTCAACTAAAGCAATGGCGAGAACAGAACTGGGTAAGGATTGGCACTGATGGATCTATCAAAGGACCTTGCGGAACGTCGAAGGATAAGAAAAACCCTGACCGTTGCCTCCCTAAAAGAAAGGCTCTTAGTCTTACGAAATCGGAGAGAGCAAGCACAGCTAGAAAGAAAAAGAAAGCAGGAGCCAAAGGAAAAACAGTCGTAGCAAATACACCAAGAGCAAAGGTAAGAACTAAATAACAATGGCAGACAAATCAAAGATGAAGTGCAACGTGCCACGCCGTGAAGTTCAGGGCGGGAAGAAGTTTGTTGTGAAAGCCTGCGAAGGTAACAAGGAAAAGTTGATCCGCTTTGGTGATGCTAATATGAGTATTAAAAAGAACCGACCAGCCCGTAAGAAAAGCTACTGCGCCCGTAGTGCTGGTATCAAGGGAGGCAAGGGCAAGATGTCCGCAAACTATTGGTCAAGGAGGGCCTGGGACTGCTAATGGCTGTATCGACAAACTATCATAACGGAACACCCTGCTACGCAATTAGCGGGGTGACTGCGTATGAACTGCCTAGTTGCAAAGGTTCCGAGCCACGCTACGTTCGTAACAATGGACCAGACATCTTAGTGGTTTCTCCAGTTGCAGGTCAGACTATAGATTCTGGTGCGTCGATTAGCTTATCGCCCGATGACTGTATGTTGATCAACCCAATCGGAACTGACTGGGTGCTTATTATGCAACCTACCGATACACTAGCAATTAGCCAAATTGGCTACGCAGTGGGAACAGGCGGTTCCGTCACACAGACATCAAGTGTAAATACCGCCGTAACTTTAAACAAGCCGTGCGGCAAGATTACTATGTTTGCTCACGACTTCAGTAATAATGATGTTCAATCATTTCAGTTCAATAATAGCTTTATCAAGGAGGATGATGTTATTGTAACCAACATACGTTCAGGCAGTAACAAACTCAATAGTCAGGTTGATGAAGTAGCAAATGGTAATTGCAACATTACGATTGCTGACCTTCACAATCAATCTACTGGAGTAATCAACGTCGTAATAAATTACGCAGTAATCAAAGGAGATAGCTAATGGCAGTATACCACAGAACTCAAAGGCTTCAAATCTACGGAAATAAACCCGAGGTTGAACAACTATTTGGCAATCGTTACCGAATGACCGTTCGTTGCATAGCGAAGAATGATACTGAGGCTTGGTACGACAAAAACAAAGATCAGATATTTGCTAACTTTGGGACATTGTATGATGCTGAAATGTCCATTGACGGCATTCCCTCTCGCACGGGCGAGGCTTACGCCAATATGGCTCTAGTTAAGAATGAGGCATCTTATACGCAAACTGGGGAGTATGTTATTGTATTTACATATGAAACCCTTACAGACCAATTCGTACAAAACGTAGCCGACAAGGTAGACTTTGAGGTTAACGGTTTAATGCGAATTACAAGATCAGTTGTAGCATTAAATGGGTCAGAATATTCTAAAGAAGTTGGCACTAGCTCATCTATTACAAGCAAGGGACACGGACCATCAACGGACGACCCAGTAACTCTTTACCTGTCTCGAGCCCTAGAAACCTCTAAGAGAGATTACGAGGTTGGTTACATAGAGGTAGTTGAAACCTGGCTTCAGGCAGGAATCCTTAACAGGGGAACCGTAGACATGGATGATGGATCATTACAACAACGGGTTACCAGTTACTTGGCAGTCGAGCCAACAGCTCTTGGCATTGTTATTAGAAGAGACACAGGATCATTTGAGGGTTTATCTACTTTTACCGTTACTGAAATTTTAGATTCAGCGGGTTCTGCCCTGTCATCAACGTCTCCAAATTTAGTAAAAACAACATCAAGCATTTCAAGTTTTTCTGTACCCGGCCTTGTTAGCTTGAGGGAAAATACAAACACAGAATTTACTACGGAAACCGATGGCACTATTCTGGGAAATAATTATATTAATTTTTCTTTTGATTTAAGAGGTCCAATTGACGTTTCTTGTCCTACTCAAACACTAGAGTATTTGCAAACCGAAAATCAAATACAAAGTGCTGATTACAAGTTAGGTAGTGCAACTGGTCTGTGGAGTCCAGGAAGCTGGGCTAGTTCTAGAGTTACTGGAATTGATAAAAAAAATAAACCATTCAGCGTATCAAAGGCATATAGAGGGTACAGAGCACCAGAAAATTTAATAAGGTTTGAGGAAGACTCTGTGACTGGAAGTAAATTTGCTTCAGGATTAGAGCGATATATATCGTCTCCTCGATCATTAAGTAATGCCAGTTTAACTGGAAGGAGAATGAATGTTTTTATAGATGGTTATGAAATGGCTAATAAAATTCCACCAATCATTGAAATAGGGGGAGGTCCAGAAAACCCCGTAGGAAAAAAATATGTAACCAACATTACAATTCAACCAGATTTTAAGGATATAGATGGAGTCGTATATTATAGGAAAACAGTAACGGTTAAAGACGTAAAGGGAGATGCTGTAGATGACGCTTCTAGTGGGGATTCGACCGACAATATGCTGGCTAGTTATACCGCTGATGCCGTAACTGCAGTTAACAATATTACTAGCGCAAACGCAACAGCTTACACGTTAGAACTAGATGCAAGTTTACATTCCGAAGAAGATGATTACTACCAAGGGGCATTGCTTGAAGTGTATGCTAGAGATTTAAATAGTACTAATGCTTTTAAAGATCTTCAAAGATTTATGGTTAGTAGCTATAACCCAGAAAGCAATAAAATTTTGCTAGTTAACAATCTTAATGACAATCAGGCGGCAGGTCGTTACAATTCAGGGACAGAATCTGATAT